GCGCGCATCTCGCCTTCAAACTCGCGCAGTCCGAATTGAATCCCATCCTCGAAGTCGTCAAAACGCTCTTGATGTGCCCGTAGCACTTCGCGCGACTGCGCCTGCTCGGCGCGGATGCCGTCGATCCAGCGCACCAACTCCAGCCAGCCCTTGATCGGTTCATCCATTGTTACTGTTGCTGATGTAACGATCCATCTGCGCCGATTCGTCATTGACAAACGCAATGATGACGCCGACGTTTGGATCGTCGAGAAGATTGAGCACTCGGATTCCGAATAATACCCATACGCCGCGCTTGCTTTTCATCCGCGCATAGCCTCGATCCCGTAATTGATCCGGCTGCTCCAGTGTCTTCCCGAACAGTGCGCGCCGTAATCGCGTCTCTTTCGGGTGTGTGAACTCGAATGCGTTGTGGCCGATTATCTCTTGCGGTAGGTATCCGAACGTCTCGCTCACGTAGCGATTCACGTACAGGATGTTCGCCTGAGCATCGAGCATGATCACGCCGCATGAGACATGCTCGATCACGACTTTGAAACGCTCTTGTGCGACACGTATCTGCTGTGCCAGGTAGATCACGCGCTGGCACTGTTCGCAGATTTCGGAGCCGGGATAGTCCATATCTCGTGTTCAGCGTATCGGTTTTATGTGACGCATCATCCAACTGAAAGAGGAACCGGATCACAAGATTGATTCCCCTAGTCAGGCCTCGGTGCGCTCAGCGCCATATTCAGTGCGGCACTATCAGGCCGGCCGAGGGTCAATCGATTCGTTCCGTTGGAGTCGTTATATTCCGTCTGGGAAATCAGGAACGTAAAGCCCGTTCCGGGAGCCTCGTCTCCGAAGTCGCTCAGGAAATTCATGATCTTCAAACGCTTCCCTGAACGTATCCAGGATGCCGGGACACGCTCGCCCGTCTTGGCTCTGAGAAATCCCTTGATGGTAATGGGTGAGCCGATGTAGTAAGCTGTTTTTTGTTTCGTTGCGATGATCGTTTCCGCCAGGGCAGAAGCCGAGGCAGTAGACGAAACACCTGCTGGAGCTATCACCACTCCCGATCGGGATTTGATGCTATTGCTGATGGTTCTGTCCGCATAGTTCCAATCCTCCTGGCCGCGCGTGTTCTTGAACTTGACCCACGCCCGCGTCCAAACGTCATCGGGCATGGCCGACGATACCAGGTCGAAGCCTCCCACAATGACATCCTCATCAATGCCGAGGATATAGTCATAGTCGCTTAGGTCAGGTTCTTGTTCATAGTACAGGATGCCTCCCGTCTCGCCGGCGACCGCCTCGCTTTCCAGGATGCCGACGTTCCATTTGCTGCCGTCGCTCGATAGCTTGGCGACCTCCATCATAAACTCAGCCACAGATCGATTCCATCCATCGTCTACAATGCCTACATTTGTCAGGTCATACGTGTTAGACCCGATCAAGTTCGTGCACGCACTAAATGAGCCTCCAGACTGATATTGAATGCTGGCTTGTAAAATCTGGGTAGGCGTCGTCGTAACGCATCCGCTGCTGTTCTCAGCCAGCATAGACAGATTGGTGATTTTGCCATAGATTGAGCTGGACGTGGGGGTCTGTGCGGCGCGTGAATACAATCGAAATTCCAGGATGCCCGAGCTACTTCCCGATAGCGTCAAAGACACATCGCCCGATCCGCTGCTGGCGGTAGTCCACAGAGAAGCGGAATGCGCGAAGTCGTACAGCATCAATTCCCAAGCCTGCGCGCCCTCCTGCAGGTCATACGAGAAGTTTGCCTGCTTCACATTTGAGCTTCCATTTAGATGGTATCGCAGCACGGCGAACTCGCCGCTACTCCACGCTTCCGGCTTGGGAATGAACATGAGCCGATCGCGTTTATCGAATGTGCACTTTTCATTTGCGTTTCCGGCGTGCGCATACCACATATCGACATTCGGACCATCATAGCGTCGATCTACCCATCTGTTGTACTTGTATTGGTGGAACAACAAACTCCACAAACCCAGGCACGATACTTCGATACCACTGCGCCCTGGGTCTACCTTGAATGTGATTTCTGCCAGCCATCCCTCCCACACCAGTTTTGTTCCGTCACGGATCACGACCCGATAGGCGTGCTTGAGAGGTATCCAGCGCGTCACATCCAGAGGAATGAAGAAGCTGGCGGTCGTATAAATTCCTCCTGGATAGCACGTGGCAAAATGAATATCCTCTGCGCGCTGCAACAAATTATTCGGATCGGTGATCTGTGTCGATCCGGAAGAGTAGACCTCAATGGTTAAGCTGCTTTGCACAGACACTACAGAATACTCCAACGTGGGGTGACAATAACCCTGGCGTAGGTAAGCCCGGTAGCGATGACCGGATTGTGTGTCGCGTCACCGATGAGTGTTGATAGGATGTTGAGTTTGTCAGGCACAAATTCGATGATGTCTCCCTGGAGCGTCAACGGATATTGGTATGGACAGCCTGTGGCGGTATCGTCATACGTGGAGGCGCGCCTGCCCTGGTAGTAGAATCCTGCCTCGCCCAGCGTTGAGGCTGCCGCCATGGTTAAAAACGGTCGAGGGACAGCCATAGCGTAATCGATTTGTATTGATCCCGTTCCGGTGCTTCTCTTGAGTGCTATGCCCGGCGTAAAGCCGGCCGGAGATACACTGTAGTCGGAGAATCCGGGCGGGCTGTCTTGAACCGCGACGAAAGGCGATAGATACAATCGGAACGCGGCGGACGTTGTTAAGGACTTGTAGTCGCTGATGATTGGCGTCGGCGCCGAAAGGATCGTCGCCACCTGTAGAGAGCTTCCGGCATCATATAACCTGATGAGGTTCGCCAGCTCCTTGCCAGCCAGGGCCGCGATACATTTTCGTGTAGACGAGGCGGCACTGGTGAAGGTCGTGGCCGAAGTGATGATGGATGTACCCCGATAGGCTCCTCCGCTTGAGTTGGCATCAGCCGATCCGGATTGTTCGTTGACAAGCTCGATGGGATTTAAGAATTCGTCCGTGTCCATCATCCACATGTACATCGTCGGATCGGTGCTCCAGCCCGTCGATGTGATGCCGGAGATAAATGTAACTGCGGGCGCGCTGCCAGGGATGCCTCCACACACGACATAGTTATCATCATTCGCATCCGTGTCGTCGTGGTTTACTACGTCGTCATCACCATCGCTCGACCAAAGCCACGGAATAGAACCGACGCGCTGACTGCTGGCAACAATGCTGGCATAATTCCCCGCGACTTCGGCTGATGACAGAGCGCGATCAAATACCGTGAAATCCATAAATGTCCCATCCGCCTGTACGCTACTGTCATTTGCCGACCCGATATACACATTGGCCGCCAGTGTCGGAGGAGTGAAGGATGTACCCGATCCGATAATCAGGCCGTCTCGATACATGGCGAGACCGTCCGGGCCGTACACAAAATGCAGAACGATCGTGTCGTTGATGCTCCAGGACTGGAGGCTTGAATTGACAGAGTTCGTGCCGTCGGAAAGCGTGAAGTAGGAATTAGTTCGATCGTAATATGCGTATACGGATGCGCTGGCCCCGGTTCGGGAATCAAACAGGAAAGCCAGACTGGACGCCCATATCCCGGCGCTGGCGCGGCTCGGTCTCCATATCACTCTGATTGTGCCATGACCGGCATTCATTGAATCGGCTGTGGGCACTCTAACCCGCGCCGTTGTGCGCGCGCTCGTCGAGGCGTGCGCTGTTCCCGTCCAGGCGCAGCTGAGCAGGTCTCCATGAACCAGAGGGGTTATGAAGTTCAACCCCTCTAGTTGAAAACCGTCTACGTAGACAGTCCGACCGCTTTTAATCCTGATACCCGTGGCCGTTGACGACGCAATGCCTGTCACAGACGCGGACAGGCGATACCAACCATTGCCGACCGAGGTAAAAGCAGTCGTCTGCGCTGTGCTATACCACAGGTCACAATCGGAACTCGTCACCGCCGCACCGTCCAACCGCTTAACATAGCAACTTAACACGTGCGCGCCCGTGCTGCCCGCGTTGATCGATTGATAGAAAACATTGCTGGTGCTTCCGCGAGATAGCACCTGTGCCGAGTTGTCCCCGAACAGAACGAAATCCTTTTTCGTGTTCTGAGATGCGGCGATATTCGCATCTGCCGTCCATCCGTTGTTCCATGTCACATGACCAAAGATCGGGTTGGTCATCTTGTTCGTTATAGACTCAGGCACGATCAGTCCACGCGAGATGCCGTCCGCAACACCGATGCGATCTTCCAGAATCCCGCCGGTCGCGCTGGCTAATCTCTGTCTTAAACCGATCGAATAGGGTCGAATGACGAGGTTGAGTGTCACATAAAGGTTCGTCGCGCGCCGATTGATATATCCATATTCCCCGCCCAGTCCAACGATGCCGTGCTCTATCTGATAAAAAAGCCACCCGTCCTGACCCCACAATGGCTCAAATGCGATGTCTGAGTTAGCGCGGTATTTGAGGTAGAGTGGTTCGTCTGAATCCCCGGCCAGACCCAACATGAACTGAATGTTCCGAATCGCGCGTTCCATTTCTTGAGAGCCAGTCGTGACGATGTTAATCGAGAATGACCAGCCCCGGTTTGCGGCGCGGCTGGAAATGAGCGAGGCGCCATCGCGACGGTTAGATGACGATCCCTGAGCGAAACTGGGTTCCAGCGCGACCGAGGGGGGAACGAAATCAGCACCCAGGAAATACTTGCTCTGGTCGTTGAGATCGAGCGTGCGCACGCCCTTCACGAGCTTGACGACAGGTATGCTCATGCTATGTTCCCATCGAGGTTGCGCCGGATGCGCGCATTAGCCGCGCCCGTCGCCCTAATCCCACATCGATTGCCTGGATAATTGCGTTGGTGTCAACATCTGCGCCGGCGTTTACGGTGACGCTGCGAAAGCTGCCAACTCCGGCGGCTATAGATTGCAGCAGAGATAACATTTTCTTAGTGTCTGCGTTGTCCATAACAAAACCGCCAGCACCCGGAATGAACATCTCTGGACCTGCCTCGCCAACGAGGTAGGGCTGCCTGCCGGAAACTGGGCCGCCGAATTGTCTGCCCGTTCTGCCTTCGATGTCAGTAATGTGCAACGATCGATAGATGGTCGTGAGAGTAACTGTTCTATCTTGTATGCTATTGATCGCATCCCTCGCTGCACCTGCTGCGCCCGCCAATGCGCCCGCTGCGCCGGCTGCGCCCGATAGTTGCGGCGTAAGATTGTTGACTTTCGGTGTGGCATCCTCGACGGCACCGGCCATGTCTGCTGTGTTGACGGTGGCGCTCCAAACCGCATCACGGTGAAACAGATATGCCTCCGTCGCTGACCGAATAGCTGGATCGACACCATCTGTAACGGCCTTGCTGATGGCGTCCAATTTCTCTACAAATAGCTCTGGATTCTCATCTGAGGCCAATTGTCCAGTAGCGGCCAGGATAGCCTCCGTCGCATCTGCTGTAGCCTGATCGACCAGACCCCATTGAGACGCAAGATTGTTGAGCGCCTGAAGCTCGACTGCGGTCAAGCCGTCTGAGGCGAGTTGCTGTTCCGCAATCCCGAAGAGGATGCGCTTAGTAGCCTCTTCGTGTGCGGCGGCGTTGTCTGCCAGGCTTTTGTTTACATCTTCCAGGCTTGCTCTCGCGTCGTCGCGCGCTTTGCCGTATGATGTGCTGATTGTAGCTTGCAGCTCTCCGGCTTTGGCGCGTAGCTCGTCCTGCTTTTCATTGAATCGGGTCATCTCATCGCCGACTGCGCCAGCCATGAGACCCTTGAGATGATTTAGAGAATCAGAATTCGCATCTAACGCCTCCTTTGTTTCCTCCAGAGGCCCAGTCAATTCCTCTGCTGCGCTTGCGGCATCTAACATGCGCTCGCCCATGTCCTTGTAGGCAGTGGCATTGATCATGGCGAGTCTAACCTGCTCGGCGACGGCTGGATTCAAATCTTGACCAATGATGTTTCCCCAGTCGTCATAGACTTGAGAAGTCTTTCCTGCTACGGTGGCCGACCGTAAAATTTCAGCATCAAAATCGTCAAGTGTTACTGTGCCATCTTTCAGTAGAGCCACCATGTCTTTGACATGCTTGTTAAACGCGTCATCGATCTGCTCTCCGCCCGTCATGAGAATGGTGGCTGCGTCTGCCGCCTGCCCCAGGAATGGAATGAGCTTGTTGCCTATTGCCTCTCCCAAATTCTCAATCGCGTTCTGTGCCTTCTGGAGCTTGCCCGCAAGATTCGTGCCCGCCGCCTCTGCGCTTCCGCCGAATTCCTTTTCAAGCTCAGCCAGGATCAGCGCCTGCGCACCGGCGATATCGTTCATCGCCATCATTTGTTTGATAGTGTCCTTCTGTGATTCAGTGAAATTGACACCTACACGCCGCAAGGCCAGCAAGCCTCTTTCCGGGTCTTGTAGTGCCTTGCCCAATTGGATCGCCGTGCCCTGCAGGTCAATCGCCGACGTGTCGCCTTGCGCGAAGGCCACCGCCATATCCTGCATGGCGCGTGTGGCGCGCGGGAACACTTCGCCACCGATATTGGTAAACGTCAGCAGCATGTTTTGCCCGGACTGAATCACTTCGTCGTCAATCGAGGTCAGGCGTGATTCAGCTCCGGCCAACTTTTCGATCTCTTCCGCTGTCAGACCGGCCGCGCCACCCGTCGATTTGATGACGGCTTCGGTCTGTGTCATGACGCGCTGTGCTTCCATCGCGGCATCGATGGAGCCTTTTAGCGCACCGATTATAGCCGCTGGGCCGATGAACGATTTGACCATCGCGCCGGCCGCCTGGTTGAGATTGGAGAGAGAAGATTTCAGACCACCCAAAGAGCGGGCGGCCTTATCGGTCTCGCCCGTCACGGCGTCTTTTGCCTCGATGATTAGCTGCGCTCGCCTAGTCGCATCAGCCATCGTCGCCGGCCTCCGCCTCTGTCATCATGCGCTTGACCCATCCGTAAACTTCCATGTCGTCCTTGCTCGGCGGGACCCTGCCGAGCGTTCCCAGAAATGTATTAAGTCTACTCAAAGAGGCGCGCACATTCTGCGCCACTATGCCCGGCAGTACGCGCGCCATGTCTTGATCGTCCAATTCGCCCAGCGTCCACCCGAACCGCTCGCACAAATCGAGGTCGCGCAGCTCGTCGGGATATTCGCCGCCGTCCAGGACGTGACGCCCGACGGCGGCGATTAGTTTTTTCGAGGCCCTGATAGCTCGATACGCCAGAAGCGCCAGAAGGCGCGTAGCAGCCACACCACAAGACTATCGTCGGCGTCATTGAGAATCTCTATTCCTCGTTCGCCAGAGGGTAGGGGGATTGGATTGCCATCCACATCGGGCATGTTCCAGGCAGTGACGCGCGGGAGAATTATGCCGATCAAGGCGGCATCGGTCGAGGCGCTTTCCCATTCCCGGCGCAGCCTGAACGGGTAGCCGCGCGTGGCGAAGCGCACCCATACGCCGGGATAGTCGGGCAGGTGACAGTAGACTGTCCCGAATTCCGATACCTCACCCCATGCTCCCGCGAGAGCCGACAACGCCAGAGACCACTCACCCGACTCGATACTCTGACGAATTTGCTCTGACAACTCAGATGCGTCCATGTCTCACCTGCCTACGTGACTGAGCCGAATATCAGGCTCCCGGCCGTCTGCTGGAACGTGAACGCAATGGCGACTGCGCCACCGATCGGGCCGGTTATACTGTAATCCGAGATGAGGTAGCAGCCCGAAATCAGCCGGCAGCCTGACACGGAACCGGCCGGCGCGTAGTTGATGCACGTCGTCGCGCTGGAGGACATGATACCTTCCAGGATGGCGTGAATTCCCGTCGTGTCGGTCTCGTTGTAGAAGCCCGCGCCAGCGAGTGTGGCATCCCGGATTCCCGGCAGCCTGTCCACATCGCATGTGCCAAACACGGTTACATCGACGTTGGCACGCGTCCACGATAGCACGACATTGTTCATGTCCCCCGACAGATTGCGACATGTGCCGCCAGAGTCGCTAACGAATATGACGCTATTTTTTCCGTGAACCTTTGGCATGTTGCCCTCCTTATTTATCCGCCTCGTGGCGGTTGCTCACTCTGCATACTCAATCGCCTGAATCTTCCACATCACCTGCGCCCACAACGCGCCGCCCGCTTCGAGTGCGATAGTCGGATCAAACGACATGCTCATCAAGATCGCGTTGTCAGCAGCGCCGTTCAGCCTGCGATCTTTTCTGAATGTATCCCTCAAGTCATCGTGTCCCTGCCATACCCTATCCAGCAGCGCGCGCGGATCGCCCGTGTCTTTGATGTAAAGCCCACCCTCGATGCTCCAGGTGCTCGTGTCGGATGAATCCGAGGTGCCGAATCCGGTTTCCTCGAAGGATGAATCCGTGCTCGGCATAAATACAATCGCGCAAGCCGTGACGGTTTCCAGAATGCCGAAATCGCACGTGCTGATCTCGGAGGCCAGCCACGGCCCCCAGACCTGGAGCGTGTAATACAGTCCTTCGCGAATGTCAGACAGGCTCATTGAGTCGCCCCATGCAGCACGGCTCCGATCATCCAGCCTAGCGCCTTGTCGATAGCCTCGTCGAGATCGGGATTGACCGCCTCAAGCGTATCGCTCAGGAACGGATGCGCCGACACTCCAACGCGCCTGATCTTGAGCCATGCCCCCGGCATTGGTGCATCCTTGGCATCAGCCCATCGCGCGATCGGCGCCCAGGGCGCATGTGGGATAGGCCCTGTCCCGAATTCCAGAATCAGGCCAGCGTCCCACTTTCCCCGCTGCGCGGTTGGCGAAATCGTGACGACCGAATCGCTCTCGGTATACTCGTCCTCTACGCTTCTCATCAGCGCACCAGTGTAGTAGTTCCGTCCCAACATTCCCTGCATTTTCTTGACTGCGCTCGGGCCGATCCACTTGATCGTCTTGCGCTTTATTTTTGGCATCCACGATGGGGCTGACGCCAGGTTAGCGGCCACCTGTTCCAGAACGCCATCGGATCGGACTCTGATTAGCGGCATAGTTCCACGACCTTTTCGACAATTGACTCCGAGGCGGCGCCGACCGGATGGGCTGCGTTGTATAGACGGATGAAATCCTGCCAGGCCGGATCGCCGCGTGAGTCCATAGCCTGAAGCGCGACGAGGCCCAGCCCCTCGGCGCTCGACCGGAACGGCAGGGCGTGCGCATAATCGAATCCCTCGGTCTGGATGTAGGCTGACGGCGTGCCGAGTATCGCGGCATCGATGCAGATATTCGACGGCCCCTGCGCGATAAGCACATCCGCCGCGCGCACAGCATACGATAGATAATGCTTCGTGATGAGTCCCGGCGTATTCGTGGAGCGCAGCGCATTCTCAAATGCCTTATCGTCTCCCCCGTTCGGGTGAGACTTGATAATCAGCACGGCCTTCCATTCGTGTACCAACTCAATCACGGCGCGCAAGCCGTCATCTATTTCCGCCGTGCCGCTTCCCCGAATCGCAGTCGTTTGTGACCACGTACCCGCATAGCAAATTACGCGATCGTTATCGATGTCCAGCACGCGCCGCGCCTCGTCCCTGTTTGGCATAGCCTCGTCAGCATATAATCCGTCCATCTGCGGCGCTCCGACGATAACGATGCGCTCCAGAGGATGCCCGCTCGCCGAATAGAAGTCTCGCTCGTATTCGCCGCTCGCCAGGATCCAATCGCAGCGCGACTCGCGGTGAATGTCCGGGCCACCATCCGGTCTCAGGTGGCAGGCCGCGTGCGGGACGTGGATCGTCGGAATGCCGCGCGCTTTACACCATAGAACCATGCCGCGCGTGTCAGGCGCTACGTCCTCGTGAACTACACATCCCGCGATCTCTCGCACATTGGACAACTGTGTGAGCAGGGCCGATTCAGACGCCAACGCCTGAGCGTGCTGCATGACATAGCCCGGCCACCAATCCACCGCCGAATGGAATTCCTGAGGCGCGCTGCCGTCCAGAGAAGATATCAGGCGCCCCGCTATGACGCGCGCGTTCTGAACCGCCTTCGCCACAGTCTGGGCCGCCGCATTGAGCGCATGTTCCTGCGTATCTCCGTTCTGAAACTGGATCAGGCTCAGACAACGCAGATTGAGCGAGGCGGCATATTCCAACGCCTGTGGATACATGAAGCATAGATCGTAATGCTCAGATAGCCCGCGCCAATATCCCTGCGCGACCGGATGACCAGGCACGAGCATGACGGGTTTACTGGACTGACTGCTTTTCTGTTCTTCGTCCATCGCCAGATTGTTCCCTTTCCAACAGCCTGCCGCTTACACGCAGCACATCGTACTTCATCACGTCACCTAAATCGATGTCGTCGATGATGAGATTCAGACCGGTAAACCATTCTCCCGCAACGTGGTAGAGCGCCTCGTTTTTCTGCGCTTTCGTCATCACGCCACAACCCCCTGCATTTCCTGCGTCACATAGGTTATGCCCGGAAGTTTTGCGCCCTTTCGGGTTTGCGATTCGGCGATGATGCGCTCCATAATGCCCTGATATTTTCCGATGTTACCCTCTAACGTGAGCCTCTTCATCGCCCACCTGCGATGCTCCCAGGCGATCCTCTTGTGCGCGGCCAGATTCGTAATCGTGTCGTCCAGCGCGGCAAACCAGGCATCGGATGTGTTATCGACGACGCGGCCCATGTGTGCGAGTTCGGAGTAGGTCTGCGATCGGCTCGCAATCCACGGGACGCCGGCGGTCATGTACTCGACCGCCTTGAGCCAGGAGCGGCGCTCGTCGTAGGACGCGATCGGAGCGCCTTCACGCCAGGGCGGATCGATAGGCATAGTCTCGATCGGCGCTACGCCTATATCAAACGTGGATAACACCATCGGCCAGTGCTCCGGCTTGACGCCAGTCTGACGTATCACCCGATCTCCCCATCGATTCAAGACGAAATCAAGCCGCTGTTCGTATCCGCAGAACTTCAGGCGCGCGGTTTTGTGTTTCTCTAAAATCCGATCCAGGGCCTCGACGATGCCGCTGAATAGCCACGAATCGACGTGACTGATCGAGCCTCCCCATCCGATGATAATAGCTCCCTCAGTATCGGGTCTGATGCGTGTCTTTATTTGCGGCGGGCTGACAGATTCATCGTAGTACAACTCCAGATCGGGAACACCCAACGGCCTCTGGTCTAGTCCCTCGAACCAGGCGCGGCGCGTCCAGTTCGGCAACCAATAGCCGCGCGTAATATGCTCCCAGTCTTTCAGGATGACCTTGCTCGGCGATGTCAGCGCGTCAGCGTGTCGCAATCCCTCAGCCAGAGCATCGGTCGGGTCAGGCTCCATCCCGATTTTGTTGAGAATCCAGTACGGGTAGGCCGGGTTACTCGGCGGCAGCATCGGGTAGCCATCGTCCAGATCGACGATGACGGCGCGACCCAGCGCGCGCCAGTAATCCATCGCCTGCCATACGTCCTGAACGATGACGTTGCGCTGAAATATCAGCACGTCCCCCTCGCCGATCTTGCGAGTGACTTCGGGATGGCGCCAATTCAGAGCCGATGGCATGTAGAACAGTTTAGCCGTCATCGTCGTCCGTCCGGCGGCGTGCTCTGCATTGATGCAGTCGGACGGCGACAACGCGCGCCATTGACTACAATTCCACTCGTTCGCGCTGTCGGCATACAGATAGATGAGATGTAGTCCCTTAGCCATCTAGTCCTCGTGTGCCATCGGATCGCCCGCATCCGTCCCGCTCGGCTCAATCGCCTCTTTGTTGCGGAACATCCCCCGAATAAAGCGCGATGTCACTCGGTCTGAATCCGATTCCACATTGTCCCGATCCGCCACGCTGATACCACCGGCGTACACCTGCGAGTTCGCCACGCTCACGCCCAAACGTGACAAGTCCATCGCCTTCAATTCGTTCAGGGCATCATTGAAGTCCTGCTTGAATTTGTCCGCCCGCGTCCGCTCGCCTGGCGAGACGCGAGCATTGATGCGTGAGCTTTCCGAGCGCCAGGCGGCATACAACGCGTTGGCGTCTCGCGCGAAATCGTAAGCCGCCGATGTCGTCGGGATGGCCCCGTAGCCGCGCGTGCCAAGTGTGGCGTTAATCAGCGCACAGCCGCTTGACAGCCATAGGTTGACCTGCGTCAGGTTCGGGCTTGTCGAGGTATCAAATGACGACGCCGATCCGACCAGGTTTCTGCACAGTGAGGCAACGTCGGTTCCGCTTGCGTAGGCCATGCTAGGAAGCTCCTGTCACTTCGCCGTAAGCGCCATAAGTGTTCGGCGTCGCCTTGTTATCTTTGAATGTGACCTGAATCCGGTAGGTCGTTCCCGGCACTGGATTGTCAAACCGGCCCAGGACGATACACGTCGCGCATGTCCCTATCCCAGCCGATCCGGTCGTCTTTGATGCCGTCACGTCTGAGCCGTTGATCAATACAACCATCGATGGCGACAGCGGACACGTAACGCCCCAGGGAGTCGTGTCAAACGCATAAGCGATCTGCTCATCCTCGCCTTGCTCCCACGGCGACTCTTTGAACATTCGGTATGATGGCATTATCGTTTACCTGCAGTCCGGGTTTCTGTGCGCTCAAATAGCTCGCCTTCTGTACTGCGCTCGAATAAATCTATTGCTAGACTACGGATCGGGACAATAAGCGTCATCATTCGAGACATCCGCGACCGCAATGACATCGCAAAACCGCGCTCTGGTAGCTCCAATTCGATGACGGCATAGACTGCAAGGCCAGCAGTCGTCGCAACTGCACTCAGATTGGCAAATGTCTCTATCAGCGTCGCGCCGCTTAGAACGAGATGCCCGCTGGCGGCATAGGTTGCCGTACCTGCCAACGCTGCAGCGCCGCTTAGAATCAGGCGACCATCCGGCGCGAAGCTGGCGACGACTTCCAATGATGCTCCAGCCTTCTTAAACGCCGTCATGCTTGACGGCATCGATGCTGTTCCGTTGACGCTGGCCGCAGCCGCCATAAGCAAACGCGCCACAGATAGCACATCTGACGCAGACCCTATGCCTGCCACGCCGCGCAGCGTAGCGCGTGCGCCTGGCGAAACAGACGATACACCAGATAACGCCGCTGATCCGCTCAGGATGACACGCCCATCAATCGCCAGGTTGGATACGGAAGCCAATGCAGCCGATGCCGACATCGGCGAAACAGACAGCGCAACTAGATCGGCCACGCCGAGTAAGCTCGTCGCGCCTCTCACGATAGCGTGCCCCTGGGGGGTCAGCGTACCCGTTCCGGTCAAGACCACGACGCCCGCCGCGCGCATGGCCGCTGCGATTTGAGTTGACGATACACCGGATAGAATCGCGGTAGCTCCCAATGTCGCACGAGCCGATGCGTCGATATTGGCGTATGCTGACAGCACAGTGGCTGCACTCATAAACGCCCGGCCAGAGATTGACAGGTCGGCGCGCGCGTTTGTGCTGGTGTTTGCGCGCAATACAGAACGCGCCGAGTTAGTCATGTCCGACCGCGCATTGAGCGCGGTCGATCCAGTCAGAATAGATCGCGCGGCGTTGATCAGGCTTGCGGTTCCGGCCAGGGATGCCGCGCCGTTCCAATTTGCGCGCATCGCTGATACCAGGTCGGCTACAACCGCCAGCGCCGCGTTACCCTTAAATGTCATGCGTCCGACAGACACCAAATCGGCCACACATTGCAGGGTCGTCGCTCCGCGCGCAGTCATGTATGCCGCGCTGGCTACATTTGCGACAGCACCGATCCCTGTCACACCTCTGGCGACCATACGACCCACGTTCACCATATTGGCAACCGCATTGATGCCTATCGTTCCGCGTGCGGTCTTGTGGGCAGAATTTATCGTGCTGCTGACTGTACTCAATCCAGATGCACCCGAGGCTTTCTTACGTGCCACGTTTACGGTATTCGCTGCCGAGGACAATGAAGCATCGCCGCTATGCGTTGTGCCGCCTACCGTTGCCTTGAGCTCGGCGGCAATAGCAACCCAATCTTCAGATTGGGACCAACTTGAGGAGGCAAGGGTCTCGAAAGCATCCGATCGATACTGGGTTTCTATCCCATCGGTCGGAGACGAGACGGTCATGTCATCGGCCTCAGTCCAGTTCGTGCGCGGCGTCTGCGCGATATTCGTGCTCTGGCTGCACCCGAATATGGGGCGATTAGCCGCATTGCCGGCGGCCGCGAGTGCGACGGATGCCGACAGGCCAGTGCCGCTATTCGATGGACTTTGAACGAATGCCGCTGCGACACCTCCGGAGAGGTCTACTCCCGAGGCGCTAAAGAATGACGCCATGCAGAATTGTTGCGTATTGGAGCCAAAGCTGACTGTAGTGGCCCCGGAGGCAGCCCCCGAAGCGTCAGCCCCGAACAGCGTCAATCGGTAGGCCGTTCCGCGTAGGATTGTCTTGATCTGCACCCAGGTGATGTTATTGCCGGAAATCGATGGCGATACATTTGCTGCATCGGTATTCCCGCGCTGAGACACGTACACGACGATCAAGCTACCACTTGGCGGCGTCCAGGCGGTATTAGCGTAGCTGGTGGCATCCGTGGTGCTCGCTATGTCTGGATTGGCCGACGTGCCCAGATTCGTAAATCCGATCGCCATCTGTACCTGCCTCTAGCTTGTGGCCCGATTGCTAGATATGGAGACTAATCAAATGTCACGTCGAGCGCGCTGGCCGCAAATTCCAGCACGTCTGCCGCGCCGAGCGCCTTCGATGTGGAGAGCTTGCCATACAGTAGCAAGCATCCCGTCGTGAGCGAGTCGAAGATTCCCACCGCCACCACGTCATAGGCCGCCAGCGCAGACGCGAACGTAATCGCGCTGCTGTTCTCCGTCGCGCCCAACGTCGGCGTATCCCAGTTCACGACCCGCAGCCGGGCATAGTTGCCGTCGGTAATCTCTGTGCCTGCTGCGGTATCGGTCGGCGATGTGCTGAATAGCCCCACATACGGCGACGGAGTGGCAGTGTAGGGCGATGCGCTGTTACCGAAGATGTGCTTGAGTAGTGCGTTCTCGAAAACATCGGTCATGGCAGACATGGTGATAGCCTCCTAGCGTTTCATCCACACGATCGCACAGCCGCCACTGATGCAGCCGGCGTACACTCCATTCGGGCTGTTGTATGGGCCAAACAACGCCGATGTTCGGCAGGTCGTCAGAATAGGCATTAGCTCACTACCTGCCACTTCCGCCGCGCCCTTGTACCACATCACACTAGCCGATGCGCCAGCGGGAGCCGTTAGGCCAAGCCAGACCCATTTATCCGCACTGCCGACGACGGACGCCGCCGACGAGAATACCGAGCCAGCGTTAGGAACGATGATTGCCATTCTGTTACTCCCTGCCGCCGTGCGCGGCAGGATTAAGGCCAGAGACAGGGCCGCGCGTGGGGTTGTCTGGTGAGGTCGTGTCAGCCATCGCTAATCACCAAAGAGGATAGGGGCAGCCATGTGAGCCGCCCCTTTCGTGTTACGTTCCGATCCGATCTGAGTTGTACTTGATGCGCAGACCGAACAGGTTGAAGTTGCTACCGCTCGTATTGCCGGCGTCCACACTATCGACGATGGTCTTGAGCGCGAAGAATCCCGCGCGCGTGGCCGGAGCGGTGAAACTGAACAGTGAGGCAGAGTTCAATTCACTCGCGCTCGTGCCCGTGATAGTTGTGCCGGATGCCGCCGCGCCGAGCGTACTCGTGCCCGCGTCGCCAATGGCGCTCCCATTCGGGATGAGATACAGCGATGCACCCACGACTGCGGCGGCGGTGGCTGTCGTCATGTCCGTCCAATCGACATAGACCGTGCCGCTGGACGACCATACGACGCCGGTCGCTGCGTCGATCGGGACAGGCATAACCAGGGTAATCGGGCAGGTACATTTCGTGCCCGTAAAGCGCAGCGCCTGAAGCGACGGCGATGAACCCGCGCCAATGTTGTTCATGGCGATGCTGCCCGCCATGACAGGGCACCCCGCGATAAACACATCCTGATATGGGATGTATATCTCGCGCGACACAAGGCCATCGTCGGCGAGCTGCAAGCCGCCCTTGAGAATCAGCTTGTTGCGGAAACTAACAGGCATGTTGACCTCCAGCTATTCGCCAGCGTCGCGCCATCACGCTAACGCCAGAGGTTGATCGGACTCAGGCCGCGCTCTTTATCAAGTATCCAGCATCGGTCGCCGTTAGCTTGGTGTCCCACGACATGCGGACTTCCACCACATCCTGACGCTCCTGATCCTCTCTGAAGCGGCTAGCCTGCCGTTGCTGCCAAGTGAACACGTAGCCCGCGCTAGGCTCCAGTAGTGACGGCCCGCGCGCCACATAGCCAACGAACATGTGGCTACCCCACAGATAGGCCAGCGTGGATGTCGCGCCCTCGGCGGCGGTGTCATTGATGGCGATGCCGATCAGGAGCTTGTCCAGGCTGAACAGCGCCGCGACCGCCTGGATCGTGACGATGGCCGGAGAGGTGGGGCCGGCGGTGTATTTGATGCGTTCCACAATGTCGGGATGCTGCTTGATGTAGCGCCACAGACCGCGCCCCATCACGCCGACATTCGCCTCTCGCCCGATGCTTGAAACGACGCTGTTGCGGGCCGTCTCAACATCGTCCACCGGCGTCGAGGTGTTGTTGCTCCACAGAGGCGAAGGCGTCGCGCTGGACGACCAGCCCGTGCCGAACACGTCGCTCTGCACATCCGATTCCACTTCGAGCAACAGTTGGTTGGTGCACCAGCGGCTTGCGTCCTCCAGCGGTCGCAGCGGCTGGTCGGCGTTGGCAACCACTTCGTCCGGCACGCCCTTGGCGATGGCCCGCTCTAGGCACGCATACTGCGCCGTGCTCAGGCCATAATCGCCGCGCCGAGCGCGTGTGCCGGGTGCGCGAGGACCGGCCTCGCGCCGCAGCCAGTCGGCTTTGGTGTAGATGAAATATTTGTCGCTCTGCTTCTGGACGGGAACGTTCGGGAACACCATGCCCGCGATGAAATCGCCGGGCAGGTAGGCGATGCTGATATTGGTCAGCGGCTGATCGATGTGGACTTGCTGGGCAGTTGGCTTAGACATTTTCTATATCCTCCTAGCAAGCCGCGACTGTGCAGGCTGAGAACGGGAACAGGAACATTTCCCCGACCACGTCGCCTGATGTGACCGCTGCCGACAGCCAGCGACCAATGACGGGGCATCCAGACGCGTAACCCTCGACGCGCCCGGTCGAAGCGGCAAAAACAAAGCCGCCATAGGCCAAGCCGCATGTGCCGTTCGCTTCCCCGTAGACCTTCGTCGTGCCCATCAAGCGAACTGTTGCCTCCTGGCCCGCGCTCGGCGAGTTCTGGAGCACTCCCAAGATGCCATACGAACATGCGCTGTTTGCGCAAGCCGCATATCCGACAGTCGAGGCCGGGCGCAGCAGCGTGTACTGCTTGGCGGTCAGGTCTTCGTCGGCCAGGAACGGCACGTCATGATCGTTGCTCATGCTTCTGTAGGTAGCCATCGTTACCTCCGTCCCCGATTCACGTACTCACGCGCCAGTTCGGGGCGGGTGCGCTGGACGATCTCCATCGCGTTGGAGTACTGCGCGACATCGCCCTTGAACTGATCGGACAGAACCTTGTCCACTGCCGACTCGAAGGTTTCGGTCTCAGCCTGTCGCGCGCTGCCCTTCTGTGAGAACAGTTCCGACTCGACCAGGGCTTTGTCGGCCTTCTCGATCAGACCCGTGAAGAACGCAGCAAGATCGGCGTCCTTCTCTTCCAGCGCCAGAACCTTGTCGGCCAGCGTTTCGGCCTTCTCCGGGATGCCGACCATTGCATCGAACTTATCAACGAGCTGGTCAAGTCGCCGTCCATGCTTCTCTGCCGCCAGGTCAGCCGCGAACTTGTCGGCCTTCGTCTTGGCTTCGGTGGCCTGTGCTTCGAGCGCCTTGAACTTTTCGCTCAGGGCATCGACCTCTGCGGCCTTTGCCTTGAGCGTCGCAAACTCCTCGGCCTTCACGGTGAACGTTTCGGGCTGCGGGGTCGGCGTCGATACAGGTTTCTTGTCGTCTGCCATTGTGTCCTCCTCTGCACTCATGTTTTCCTTCCACGCTTCAGGCAGCATGTCGAGCGCATCCAATGCCCGCGCCCGTTTGATAATGTGGTTCTTGATGGTCGCCTTCGGATTGGCCGTGCCTCGCCCAATGGCCTGAATCGCGTTTTGTAGATCGGCCCTATCAGCGATAGGATAGCTGCCATCCGGTAGTGCCCACCCCTTCTGCGCGAAATCACGACGCGTTTCGGTGTCATAGTCCTTGAATGAATCAGCAATCGACGCGTCGCTGGCCTTGTCTGCATCTGGCACATCTCTAAACAGCGCCATCATGTCAGTCAGCATGCGTTTGACCTTCTTCATCGTGGGCATGTCGCCCTCGCCATCCATCGCACCCCCTTCCGCGCTAAAGAGCGCAACTTTGTCGTGCCCAAAGAACGGCTTTTCGGTCAGCGCCAGACCAACCAGCACATTGTCGACATACTCGCCCGACTGCGGGTCCTGGTATTTCGCGCCGTCCAGCAGTGACCAAATGACTTCCGGGCTTGTCGCGTCAAATCGCTTGGATTGAACGAGCTTGCGCCCTTCCTCGGTTAGCTCGTATTGCGTCGCGTACAGCCCGGGCCCGTCGCTACCGACAGGCATATACTCGACGCCATTGACCTGTCCGACCTTGCCGACGCCTGCATGATTCTCATTGATCGGAACACGGAAGCGCGGCAGACCTGCCTTAAAGTTCGCAGCGATGGCCTTCAGTCGATCTTCGGTGATGTTGAGCTTGCGTTCGCCACGATAGAACACGCCGGCGGGCATGATGCGGATCGGCTCTCCCCGCAGCACGCCGTCAAGAGAAGCAAACGGCTCNAAGGCATAATTCTGTCCAGGCATCAAATAGCCTCCAACGCCTTCTCGTATGGCGTCAGCCGTCCCGCCCTTGCGCGCGCCTCGGCATCTTCACGTTGCGCCCGGAAGCGCGCAGCCCGTTCATGTCCGACCTGCTTTTCAAAACGCGTGTATTCGGTTGTGTGGAATCCCGTCGCGTTGTATTGCACAGTGACGGGAGAATAGAGGCGCGTGAGCGTTGCGCCACAATCGGGACATCCAGGCATCGGCGCTTGCATGGGCTTCTCAATCTCGTGCTGCTCTTTGCAGCCTGGACAGAAGGCATCGTAGGTCGGCATAGGCAAACGAAAAAAGACCAGTCTTTTGACCGGCCCCTGTAACCGCTGTGTCCCGCCTAGTGCGGGCAGAGTTTCAAACCGTTATTCAACTATGGGAATTATGCTCCCGATGTACGCATGATGTCAAGAGTGACGTTTCGCGCCGTGGTACAACAGGTGCGCTAATCTATCTCGTACAATGAACATCTGCAATTGCCCCCGCAATCCGTCCCATTCGCCGGAGTAATACCGCCA